AAGCACAGAACCTAGAGGTTGTATGATACATTTTAAATCATGTGAATGGAAGAATTTCCTATCCACCGGTAGTGACCCTATCAAAATCCAACTAGATAAAACACCTACAACATTAATCGTTGGCCAAAATGGCGCAGGTAAATCTACTTTATTAGATGCTTTATCGTTTGGCTTATTTGGTAAACCTCATAGAGATATAAAGAAAGACCAAATGATTAATAGTATCAATAAAAAAGGTACTATCGTAACAGTTGAAATGACGATTGGAAGTCATGAGTTTAAAATTGTAAGAGGAATCAAGCCAGGTAAATTTGAAATCTATCAGAATGGTAATCTTATTAATCAAGCATCTAATGCAAGAGATTATCAGAAGTTCTTAGAACAGAATATACTTAAGCTCAATCATAAATCTTTTCACCAGGTAGTTGTACTTGGTTCGTCTTCGTTTATACCATTCATGCAATTACCAGTATGGTCAAGAAGAAATATTATAGAAGACCTATTAGATATCAATATCTTTTCAAAGATGAATATGTTATTAAAGGAAAGAAACTCTAAAATAAAAGAAGAGCTTACTGATGTCAATCATCAAATCGATATCTTTAAAACAAAGATGGATTCTCAAAGTAAGTATATCAAAGATTTGCAAGAGTTAAATGATGACCAAATACAAAACAAAAGAGATTCTATTGATATACACAAAGAAGATATTAATAAGTTATTTGACGAAAGTAAAACTCTTGGAAAGAATCTGACAGCATCTATATCAGCAGAAGAGAAACATAGTACTGAGATTGTAAAGAAAATGTCTCAACTAGATTCGTATGATATGTCATTTAATGATAAGATAAAAGGATTAGTTGAAGAAAGTAGATTCTATGAAGACAATGATACATGTCCAACGTGCGACCAGGATATAGATGAAGAACTGAAAACTCAAAAGATAGAATCAGTTAAATCTAAAGCTCAGGAAATACAAAAAGCAAAGGGTGACTTAAGCAAGAATATAGCCGATATGAAGACTGAACAACAAGCAGTATCGAATAGTTTAAATTCACTTCGTCAAAAACAACAAAAGATAAATAGTAATAATGACGCAATTGCTTTAATTCAAAAAGAAGTCAATAAGGTACAAAAAGAAATTGATAACTTGCAAGGTCAAACTGGCGATGTATCAAAAGCTAAAAAGGATTTGACTGACTTAAGAAAGAATAAAGATAAGTCGACTGAAAAGAAACTTGAATATGTAGAAGAAAGAACTTATAATGAAGTCATAGGAGAAATGCTAAAAGACACTGGTATCAAAACTAAAGTTATTAAGCAATATTTACCAGTGATGAACAGATTAATTAATCAGTATTTACAGATACTTGATTTCTTTGTATCGTTCCATTTAGATGAAAACTTCAATGAAACTATAAGGTCAAGGCATCGTGATTCGTTTAATTATGCTTCATTCTCTGAAGGCGAGAAACAAAGAATAGATTTATCTCTTCTTTTCACTTGGAGACAGATAGCAAAAATGAAGAACAGTGCGGCGTCAAATTTACTGATATTGGATGAAACATTCGATTCAAGTTTAGATATTGATGGTATCGATAATCTTACAAGGATACTTGATACTCTTGAAGATGGAAGCAACGTATTTATTATATCTCACAAAGGTGATGTATTAGAGAACAAATTTAGAAGTAAGATTGAGTTCTTTAAAGAAAGAAATTTCTCAAAAATCAAGTGAGGGGCTATAGCTCAGTTGGGAGAGCGCCTGGTTTGCAACCAGGAGGTCGTGGGTTCGATTCCCTCTAGCTCCACCACATGTGAAAATAATTAGCACTCTTAACACCTTTTAAAAATTATTTTCACCAAAGTCGTTTACATTTGCAGAGAACTATGGTATAATATACATATTAAATCAAAAAGATAAGGAACCTCGATGATTAAACACAAAAGCACCCTCGCAAAACTAATGGCTAGAGAAAACATTACTGTGCAATACGGTAATTACCAAACAGCCTGGTTTGACATTAAAAACAGAGTACTTGGATTACCTATGTGGAAAGACATGGGTAAAGACGTATCTGATTTATTAATAGGTCATGAAGTTGGCCACGCATTATTTACACCATTCGAAGGTTGGCATGATAGCCCTGAAAAGCTAGAAGGCTGTCCTCGTTCGTATATTAATGTTGTTGAAGATGCTCGTATCGAAAGACATATAAAAGAAGCATACGTTGGTTTAGTTGGTCCTATGCAAAGAGGATATAGAAAACTATTTGATGATGGTTTCTTCGGTGACACTCAGTCACTTGAGTGGGATAAAGTAAAGTTGATTGATAAAATCAATTTGAATGCTAAAGTAGGGAATCTGCTTAATGTACCTTTTTCTGATGATGAGCAAGTGTATATGGATAGAGCTATGAAAACAGTTAGTTTTGAAGACGTAACTAATCTAGTAAGAGACATATTAGATTACACTAAAGAAAATCAACCAGAATTGCTTAACCCACCTAAACCTCCAATGATCGATTTACCAGAAGATGGCGAAGAAGAAGAGCAACAAGAGCAACAGCCTCAAATGGGTCATGATGATATGCAAAGTTCAGAAGATGAAGAAGAAGCTCAAGCAGAATCAAAGCAAAAAAGCAACGAATCACAGCAAATAACTGAAGATAAAGAAGTTGACGAAGACCCAGAAGCAGAAGGTAAAGGTAAAGTCGAAGAAGATGTATCTGAAACTGATGAAAACTTCAGAAGAAGAGAACATACTCTTTTAGATACTAATGACCACGGCAACCAAATCATGGTTGGTAACGAATTCAACAAACAAGTTGCTGATAAGATTGTTATACCTTACGCACAACTATCTGCAGAAAGAAAAGCAAGAATCGTTGAAAACACGGATTGGTTAAATAACGTAGTTAAAATGGATGAGAATGATTATTGGTATGACAAAAGACCACAAGCTCTTAACTATGACGAAGTACTAAATAACTTTAAAGGATATCTTAAAGACGTTAAAAAGAATGTTAACTTCGCAGTCAAAGAATTCGAAATGAGAAAAGCCGGCTACAGATATTCAAGAGCTCAAACAGCAAAAACTGGTTCTATCGATGTTAACAGATTATGGTCTTACAAAACTAACGATGATATTTTTAGCAGAGTAACAAAACTTGCAGATGCTAAAAATCATGGTATGTTTATGTTGATTGATTTTTCAGGTTCAATGAATGATATTATGGGAGATGTTTTAGAGCAGCTTATCCATTGCGTTGTATTCTGTAAAACAGTTAATATACCTTTCGATGTTTATGGTTTCACAAATCAAAACAAAGCTTTAGGTGGCGGATGGAATGGAGAGAGAAATGTACTTCCAATCGATTCAGAAGTTGACCACGGTGGATTATCACTACCTCAGCTTATCACTTCAACTCTTAAAAAGAAAGATTACGAAGAAGCATTACAATCACTATATGTAAGAATGGAATTCTGTAAAGATGACTGGACTAATAGAGAAAGAATGGTTATCAGTCAAAACGAAGAGTATGGTTCTACCCCACTGAATGAGGCTCTGATACACAGTCACAAGATGATTGATAGATTCAAAAGGGCTAATAATGTGGACAACATGAACCTAGTCGTGATATCTGATGGTGATGCAAACGGATTAAGAATTGCTAAAGATAGAAACCTAAAAATCGAAAGAGTTAACTCAGGCAGTTATGGTGGAGCTATAATAAACATTATGGGCAAAAACGTAAAGCTAAAAGATACAAGAAGAGAAGCAACTAAAGGCTTATTAGAAAACTTACAAAAAGTTTTTGGTCTTACTACAATCGGATTCTTCCTAGCTGATAATGGCCATAACTTTAAATACAAAATCTCTGACTGCGACGATGAAGCATATTGGGGAGAAGGTATGAAAAAGTACAATAGAGAATATGCAAAAAACAAATGTGTTACGTTTAAAGACGAGCTTGGATACAATGAATTATACATTGTTAAATCTTGGAAAGGAGCATTAGCTACTGACGCTACTGAATTCGAAGTTAATGAAGATGCTTCGAAAGGTCAATTGACATCAGCATTCAAGAAATACAGTAAGTCTAAAAAGCTTAACAAAACATTACTAACAAACTTTGGTAAGGCTGTAGCAGAATGAACAACACTATTCTGCAAAGTATTTCACCTAAAAGTGAAAATAAACCTTTACATTTACGCCGAACTATGGTATAATATACATATATAAACGATAAGGAGAAACTATATTATGAATAACGTGAAAAAATCTACCCAGATAATTCTCAAAGAACTTGCTACCAGATACCCTGATAGTACTCAGTTCAGAAAAAACATAATCGTTGAGATTGGAAAATCTTTCGGTTACACAGGTAAAGATTGGGACCCTTTAATGCAAAAAGATAACAGAGTCAAAATTGGTACATACGATTTGGCTGGACTTATTGAGCCATTAAGAGAAACAATGGTATCCAACAGCGTGGTTAAAATGCCACAATCTGCAGCTCAAATGCAGTCAATAGTAAACGAAGAAAAAACCTTCGCAAAAGTAGACAATACTTTTATTCCTTGGGGAGCATACACTGACATCGTAAAGATTGTCAAATCAAATATGTTCTACCCAACATATATCTCTGGTCTATCAGGCAATGGTAAAACATTCATGGTAGAACAAGCTTGCGCTAAAGTAGGCAAAGAGTTTATCAGAGTTCAAATCAATCCTGAAACAGATGAAGATGATTTACTTGGTGGCTTTAGACTTATCGATGGAGAAACAGTTTTCTCTAAAGGTCCAGTTCTTAAAGCAATGGAAAATGGAGCTATACTCTTACTTGACGAGATCGATAGAGCAACAAACAAAATTATGTGCTTACAAGGAATCCTTGAAGGTAAACCAGTACTTGTTAAAAAGACTGGCGAAATCGTAGAGCCTGCTGAAGGTTTCAATGTAATCGCAACAGCTAATACTAAAGGTAAAGGTTCAGAAGATGGTAGGTTCACAGCAGCTTCAATCATCGATGATGCTTTCCTTGAAAGGTTTACAATATCAGTTGACCAACAGTTCCCATCTCTTAATGTAGAGAAAAAGATTGTATTCAAACACATGGAGAAATTCAATTGTATGGATATCGACTTTGCTGAAAAGCTAGTCCTTTGGGCTGATATTATCAGAAAGACTTTTTATGATGATGGTGTCGATGAATTAATTTCAACTAGAAGACTATGTCACATTGTTCAAACGTTCTCTATCTTTGATAAAAGAGACAAAGCAATTGACTTATGTATTTCAAGGTTCGATTCTGATACAAAAGAAGCTTTCCTTGACTTATACAGCAAAGTAGATGCTGATGAAATTGTCGAAGAGACAGGAGACATTAATGCTGAAGAAACTTATGAAGTCTAATCAAATAGATTACAAATTTAACGAAGGAGCTCTTGTTGAAGAGCTCAAGAGTTATATAGACAAAACTTATGGTGGTCACTATTCAAAGAATCAGTTTCAATCAACTGAATTCATTATTGATTGTGGACATGGTATGGGTTTTGCTTTAGGAAACGTACTTAAGTACGCTCAAAGGTATGGTAAAAAAGAAGGACATAACAGAGCTGACCTTCTTAAAATTTTGCACTATGCTATAATCGCTCTGGATTGCCATGATAAAAATGAAAACTAATCGTTTACATTACAATGAAAGTATGGTATAATAGTTATATAATGGAGAAAATATGAACTTATCTAACGACACCTTGAATGTGTTAAAAAACTTCGCAACAATAAATCCAAATATTGTTTTCAAACCAGGACAAAAACTGAAGACTATTTCAGAGTCCAAAACTATTCTAGCTTCTGCTGAAATAGTTGAAGACTTTCCTAAAGAATTCGGAGTCTATGACTTAAACGAATTCTTATCAGTCTTAAGTCTTATTGATAATCCTACATTAGAGTTTGAAGATAAAGCAGTATTGGTACAAGGTAGTGGACAAAAGATAAGATATTTCTTTTCTGAAAGCGATATCCTAACCACTCCTCAAAAAGATATTCAGATGCCAGAACCAGAACTTGGAGTTAATATCGAAGAAGATAAACTAAATCAGATTCGTAAAGCTGCTGCTGTTCTTGGTCATACTGAACTAGCTATAACAGGTAATGATGGAGTCATTACAGCCTCTGTACTCGATACAAGAGACTCGACTTCAAACCTATTTGAAATAGAGCTAGATAGAGATAACTCATGTAAAAATGGGTTTAACTTCGTGGTAAGTATACCCAACTTGAAATTGCTACCAGGCGATTACTTTGTAAGCATAAGCTCAAAGCTAATCTCTAACTGGACTAATAGTAATTATCCTGTTGATTATTTTATCGCTCTTGAGAAAAACTCAAGCTACGATGTATAAATATATTGTAGGAATGGAAGATGCCGCATGGGGCGGGTCTTTTAATTTTCGTAAATATGCATAGGAGAAAATTATGTCAGAAGATGTAAATACAAACGTCGAAACTGGAACAGAAGAGCAGCCAGCTGGAGCTCAACTTAGTCTACAAGACATCTCAACAATGGTACAAGTAATTGACCTTTGTTCTAAAAGAGGTGGATTTGAAGGTCCTGAGTTGGAAGCAGTAGGTGGTCTTAGGTCTAGAATCGTAGCGTTTCTAGAAGAAGCTTCAAAAGGTCAAGAAACGCCGGAAGGCGCAGTACCTGAAGTAGCTGCTACTGAAGACGATTCGTCAGAGTCGTAAACCAGACGAGGGGTGAAACTCCCCTCACATTTTATTATTAAGGAATACATTATGAACAACAATGAACAAGCCAAATTGCTCGAGGCTTTACAAAAAGGGCAAGTCACAGTCACATTCAGAAAAATAGATACAGGCGAAATAAGAATTATGCCTTGTACTCTTAATCCATCAGTTCTCGAAGCTAATGGTCAAACGAATAAAGTCAATTATACAGCTAATGAGATGGAAGCATTTCCAGTATGGTCATTAGACAAAAATGCTTGGAGGTCTTTTAGGTTAGATACCGTAGAAGGTTGGGAGGTACTATAATGGAAGAGTTCCTATGGGTCGAAAAGTATCGCCCAAGAAAAGTAGAGGAATGTGTACTATCACAAGACCTTAAAAAGATATTCCAAAATGTTTTAGACAAAGGCGAACTTCAAAATATGATGTTCACTGGTACTGCTGGTACAGGAAAGACCACAGTTGCCAGAGCACTTTGCAACGAGCTTGACTTAGATTATATAATCATTAATGGTTCAGAAGAATCAGGTATTGATACTCTAAGAAACAAAATCAAACAATTCGCTTCGTCCGTTTCCTTATCAGGCGGCCTCAAAGTCGTCATCTTGGACGAAGCGGATTACCTTAATCCACAATCTACTCAACCAGCTTTGCGTGGATTTATCGAAGAGTTTTCAGCTAACTGTAGGTTTATACTTACTTGTAATTTCAAGAATCGTATAATCGAACCATTACATTCAAGAACCAGCGTTATCGAATTTGCGATGCCAAAGAAAGAGAAAGAAGCTCTTGCTGGTCAGTTTATGCAAAGGGTTCAACAGATACTATCAGTCGAAAGTATCAACTCAGAACCAGCTGTTATTGCTGAACTGATTATGAAATACTTTCCAGATTTCAGAAGAACACTTAATGAACTACAAAGATATTCAAACTTTGGTAAAATTGATAGTGGTATATTAGTCAATGCTAATGATATTGCTCTTGATACTCTTATGAATGCTCTTAAAATAAAAGACTTTCGTAAAATGAGACAATGGGTTGCTGATAATATCGATATAGAACCAGCATCAATGTTTCGTAAAGTATACGATAACATGAATGAATATGTAGAGCCACAATCAATACCACAACTGGTACTTATCTTGGCTGATTATCAATATAAAAATAGTTTCGTTGCCGACCATGAATTGAATATGGTTGCTTGCTTAACTGAAGTAATGGCAGGAGTCAAATTCAAATGAAAAAATACATGATTAATCCAGTAACTGGAGAACATACAGAAATAGAAATTAAGCCAGTTTATAATATGTGGCCTATACATTCAGATAAAAAAACTCAATATAGAGTTGTAAGAATGGAAGACAATCAAATAAAATACGAACGCATTTTTCTATCAGAAAAGGAAGCTACTAATTATATTAGTAAACAATCATGAGTCCATTTGACTATTTAAAAGCAATCAATGAGACTAAGAAAGATATCATGGTCGACGATATTGCTGAAAAGGAATACAATCCTTTCATCATAAATCGCGGTCTTTCTTTCTTTAAAGACACTATATTGTATGCAAATGAAATGAATATCCACCATCACCTAGACCATCGCGTTCAGTTTGATTTTCTTATAAATATAATTAGAAAGAAGAAAAGATGGTCTAAATGGATTAAGGCCAGTGATATCGACCATCTTGAACTCATCAAAGAAAATTATGGGTATAGTGATGAAAAAGCTAAATCAGCGTTATCTCTAATTAATGATGAACAAATTGAACAATTGAAACAAAGGATATATAAAGGTGGAAAACGATAACACTCAAATACAAATAAAAGATTGGACTCCAGGCAGTATGCTTGAAGTCTCTCTTAGAGAACCAGATGACTTTTTAAAGATACGCGAAACATTAACACGTATAGGTGTAGCTTCTCGCAAAGACCAGAAGCTATTTCAATCTTGCCATATTTTACATAAGCAAGGTAGATATTTTATAGTTCACTTTAAAGAACTATTTTTGCTAGATGGAAAGCCATCTAGTTTATTAGAGAACGATGTACAAAGACGAAACACAATCGCAACATTACTCGCCGACTGGGGTTTAGTAACGATTATGAAGCCGGAGATGGCTAAAGAATTAGCGCCGTTGAGACAAATTAAGGTGATTCCTTTTAAGGAAAAGACTCAATGGGAACTATGCCCTAAGTATAACATAGGGAATTCCAACAATGGAGAAAAAAATTAAAAAGACCTGGAAAATATTTCATAAGCTTATGAAATCAGGCAGATTACACAAAGTAGTAAAAATCTACTTATAAAAGAATTATTTAAACTAGCAATCAAGCTTGTATAAATATAATTGAAAGAGTGCGGTATTGGACCGGCTCTAACAAACCTTGCTATATATAGGAGGAACTAAAAATGGTAAGAAATACTTTGAACGTACCACGTTCA